GAGGATTTTTTGTGGGTGCATCTATGAAATTTTTCGGAGTGAAGGCGGCGCGCGGCGGGGCGCGGCCGGTGTTGGCGCGTGCCTGGGGTTCGGGCGGGGTCGCGCTGGGCGAATGGCCGGCCAGCTATGAGCAGCAGGTGCGCGCCGGGGTGGTCGGCAATCCGGTGGCGCAGCGCGCCCTGCGGCTGGTGGCGGAGGGGGCGGGCGGGACCGTGCCGGTCGTCGGCGGCGTCGCGGAGGATGTCCGGGGGCGGGTGAAGGCGCTGGTGACGCGCTGTTCCTCCGGCCAGTCGCTGGTCGAGACGGTGGCGAGCCACCTGCTGCTGCACGGCAACGCCTATGTCCAGATCATCCTGGGCGCGGACGGGATGCCGGGCGAACTCTATGCGCTGCGGCCCGAACGGGTGAGCGTGGAGGCGGATGCGCGGGGCTGGCCGGCGGCCTATCTGTATCGCGTCGGAGAAAGCGTGACGCGTCTGTCGCCGGAGGATGGCGCCGGACGGACCGGGATCGTGCATCTGAAGGCGCTGCATCCGCTGGACGATCATTACGGGCTGGGCTGCGTCGGCGCGGCGGCCGGGGCGGTGGCGATCCACAATGCGGCGACGGTGTGGAACAAGGCGCTGCTGGACAATGCGGCGCGGCCTTCGGGAGCGATGGTCTATGATCCGGGTGACGGATCGGTGATGAGCCCCGAACAGTTCGAGCGGGTCAAGCGGGAGATGGAGATGGCCTTTTCCGGCGCGGCCAATGCCGGGCGGCCGATGCTGCTGGAGGGCGGGCTGGACTGGAAGGCGATGAGCCTGACGCCCGCCGAGATGGATTTCGTCGGGCTGAAGGCGGCGGCGGCGCGGGAGATCGCGCTCGCCTTTGGCGTGCCGCCGATGCTGATGGGACTGCCGGGGGACAATAGCTACGCCAATTATCGCGAGGCCAATCGGGCGCTGTGGCGGCAGACGATCCTGCCGCTGCTGGCGAAGATCTGGGGCGGGCTGGCGCAGGGGTTGCAGGGCTGGTGGCCGGCGCTTTGCCTGAGCGCCGACCTGGATGCGGTGCCCGCGCTGTACGAGGAGCGCGGCGCGCTGTGGGACCGGGTGGCGGCGGCGGACTTCCTGTCGGCGGAGGAGAAGAAGGCGATGCTGGGCATGGGTTGAGGCGGCGGGTGCGGAGGCAAGGGATGAAACATGATGGAGAGATGCTGGCGCGGCTGGTGGCGCAGGCCGAGGTGCAGCCGGTGGGGATGGACATGCTGATGATCCGGGCGCTGATCGAGGAGGCGAGCGAATTGGGCGCCGGGCGGGCGCTGGCGCGGCTGGGGCTGGCGGATCGTGGGGCCGAGACGGATGTGCGGGAATTGCGCGAACTGCTGGGTGCCTGGCGCGACGCGAAGAAGGCGGCGCGCGGCGCCGTGGTCGCATGGGTCGTGCGGATCGTGACGGCGCTGATGCTGCTGGGGATGGCGGTGAAGATGGGATTGCTGGGGCTGGGGCATGAGTGACGTCCGGTTTGCTGGCTATGCGGCGGTGTTCGACCGGGTGGATCGGGGCGGTGACGTGGTGAGGGCGGGGGCCTTTGCCGGGGTGGCGGCAGGGATGCCGCTGCTGTGGCAGCACAGTCCGGGCGAGGTGATCGGGACGGTGGAGAAGGTCGAGGAGGACCGCCACGGATTGCGCGTGATCGGCCGGGTGTCGGCACGGACCGCCGCTGGGCGGGAGGCGGCGCGGGCGTTGCGGGAGAAGGCGGTGGACGGCTTGTCCTTTGGCTATCGGGTGCGGGAGGCGCGGGGGAAAGCGCCGCGTGAACTGCTGGAACTGGAGGTGGTGGAGGTCAGTGTCGTGACCCATCCGATGCAGGATTGGGCGAGGGTGATCGCGGTGGAGTGAGGCGTTAAGAGATTGAGACTAGGCCTTGTTCCGGCAGACAAGGAGATCGGCATGGACAAGGGTGGGGCAAAACGCGGTGGTAGATGGCTGGCCGTCTTCTTTGCCTCGCTATTGGTATTGCCGCTTGGCTTTTGTGGTTATGTGAAGTGGCGCGAGCCGCGAAGCATGTTGCCGGCCGAGGTCCAATGGTCGGAGGTGCTGGCGTTCAACTCCACCTTCGGCTTGCGGGAAGGCTGCTCCTTCGGCGTCTATCGCTTGTCCGACAACGCCCGTTTTGCATTGTTGCGCGGCGGTAAATTGCCCGGAGGCTGGCGGCCTAGCCCGCTCGCCCTTATTGATGACCGGCATGCCGCTCTGGCGCCTTTGGGCAGACAGATCACCTTGCATGCCGATAGCGCGGTGACTTGCGCGTCAGACACGGCACGCCGCTTTCGCCTGGTGGAAGGGTATGAGGACGCGATGCGGGAAAAGGGCAACTGGGTCCGAATACTCAATGGTGGCGAGGCGCTGGTGCTGGTCGCGCCTCGGCGGGGGTTGATTTGGTATTTGAATTTCGGGTGAGGCAGTCGCCCTCATCCGACTTCGCCTAGGCGGCTGGGTCGCCAAGGTTTCGTATCCTTTTCCCGCTGGGAGAAGGAAGTGTTCGGGCGGTCCGGTTGGGCCGCCCTTTTTCGTGGGAGTGGTGGATGACGGATCAGTTGGAAGCGAGCTTTGACGCGGTGGTGCAGGGTGAACGCATTGCGGGACTGGAGAGCGAGGTGGCGGCGCTGAAAGGGGCTCTGCTGATGCAGCAGCGGCCGGCGCTGGATGGCGTCAAGGGCGGGGCGGTCGATCCGCAGCGCGGCGCCTTTGTCGAGAGATATGTGCGGCAGGGGCTGGAGGCCGGAGTCGAGCTGAAGAGCTTTTCCGGGGCGTCGGGCGCGGCGGGCGGCTATGCGGTGCCGCGGGAGATCGACCAGATCATCGGGGCGACGCTGAAGGCGATTTCGCCCATTCGTTCGATCGCCAATGTCGTGCGGACCGGGACGGCGGGCTATCGCAAGCTGGTGACGGCCGGCGGCATCGTGTCGGGCTGGGCCAGCGAGACGGGCGCGCGGGCGGAGACGGCGACGCCGAGCTTCAACGAGATCGTGCCCCCTTCGGGCGAGCTTTACGCCAATCCGGCGGCGAGCCAGGCGATGCTGGACGATGCGCAGTTCGATGTCGAAAGCTGGCTGGCGGGGGAGATCGCCCGCGAGTTCGCGGCGGCGGAGGGCGCGGCCTTCGTCAACGGCAATGGGACGAACAAGCCCAAGGGCTTCCTGACCTATACGACCACCAATGAGGTGGACAGCGTGCGGGCCTTCGGGTCGCTGCAATATGTGGCGTCGGGCGCGTCGGGCGCCTTTGCCGCGTCGGGGCAGGACAAGCTGATCGACCTGGTGCAGGCATTGCGCGCGCCCTATCGCCAGGGGGCCTGTTTCGTGATGAATTCGGCGACGCTGTCGGTCATTCGCAAGATGAAGACCAGCGACGGCGCGTTCATCTGGCAGCCTTCCCTGGCTGTGGGACAACCGGCGACCCTGCTGGGCTATCCGGTGGTCGAGGCGGAGGACATGCCGGATATCGCGGCCGGTTCGCTGTCGATCGCGTTCGGCAATTTCCAGGCGGGCTATGTGATTTCCGAACGCAGCGAGACGAGCATCCTGCGCGATCCGTTCAGCAACAAGCCGTTCGTGCATTTCTATGCGGTGAAGCGGATCGGCGGCGCCGTGGCCAATTCGGAAGCGATCAAGCTGATGAAGTTTTCTGCGTCCTGATCATCCCTCATCCGACTTCGCCTGACCGTTCAGAGCCGGTCGAAGGAGGGTAAGGCTTCATGTCCTTCTTCCGCCAGGGGAGAGGGGCAGACTGGGGGCGTCCTGCGGGGCGTCCCCTTTTTCTTTGGAGGGGCGATGCTGGGGGATCTCAAGGCCTGGTTGCGGATCGGGTCGAACGATGAGGATGAGGTGCTGGAGCGGCTGCTGGCGGGGGCTTGCGGGCTTTGCGAGCAGTTTATCGGGCAGTGGCTGGTGGTGCGCGAAGCGGCGGAGACGATCGCGGCCGACGGGAGCTGGCAGAGGCTGCTGGCGCGGCCGGTGGTGGCGATCGAGGGGGCGGAGGCGGCGGGCGTGGCTTTGGCGCCGGAGGCCTATGCCTTCGACATTGATGCGTCGGGCGATGGATGGGTGCGGGTGCCGCTGGTCGATGGGCCGGGCAAGGTCACGATACGCTATCGGGCGGGACTGGCGGCCGATGAGGCGGCGCTGCCCGAAGCGATCCGGCAGGGGATCGTCCGGCTGGCGGCGGAGCATTTCGCGGCGCGCGACGGCGATGTGGCGACGCCGCCCGCCGTGGTGAGCGCGCTGTGGCGGCCATGGCGACGGATGCGGCTGGCATGAAGGCGCGGCTGAAGGCGCTGGTCGAAGCGCGGCTGGAGGCGCGGCGTCAGGGGATTGTCGCCGTCCTCGCGGCCTCCGGGATCGAGGCGCGGGTCGAGGGCGAGGCCGTGCGCCTGTCCGGGCGCGGGTTGAAGGATCGGTGGATGGGCGACCTGGCGCTGCGGGAAGCGGGCCGGCATTGGGGAGGGAGACGGCGATGAGCGCGGAAGTGGCGGTGCGTGCGGCCGTGGTGGCGGCCCTGCGCGGGGATGCAGTGCTGATGGCGGGGTTGAACGGGTTGTTCGACGGCGCGCCGGCGCGGGCGAGCGCGCCCTATGGCGTTGTGGGGGACTGCATCGCGCTGGATTGGGGCGCGAAGGATGTGGAGGGGCGGGAACTGACGATGACGGTCAGCCTGTTCGATGCGGGGGAGGCGCCGTCGCGGCTGGGC